TTTTATGGGTATGCCTAAGATAGAAGGCTTTTCAAGGGAAACCTTGGTTTCCCGAGTAGCGATTTCGCCAAGGGATTTGCAGGAGCTTCCTATTCGAGAATTTACAATAAAGTCGTCATTCAATTCGGCTATTAAAGACAATGTAGCTTCTACAGATGCAATTAAATATGTGCTGGAAAAGGGCTGTCGATTATTGGATTTTGAAATATTTACGCGCGACAACATTGAATACGTAAGTTATTCGGGTGACCCCGAATTTAAATCGCTTGATACAGAGAATAGTCCAGCAGAACGACTGTCGCTTGGCCAAGCGTTTTCGACGGTGGCTGGTAATGCATTTACAAATCCAAGTCCTAATCCGGGCGACCCATTATTTATTATGTTGCGCATCAAAAATAACAGCAAAGATGCTTATAGTCGCATTGCGCAAATTATAGACTCGTCGTTTAAAACTAGGCTTTATAATGCGGAAGTGAACAGAGGCACCAAGTTAAAAAGTATAATGGGTAAAGTAGTTATTATAATTGATTTACAAAGTTCACCTCAATACAAAAACGACGTTAAATGTAGCACCTCTGTATGTCATCGCTTGGAAGATTATGTGAGTATAGAGGCGGGTTCGGTGCATTTACCCAAATACACATATTCGGACTTGACAACGCTTCCTGCGAAACCGGTGTCGCCGGATTCCCAGTTTTTAACTACTGACATTAAGAGCTTTATGATGATTACGCCGTCGCAAGTAGAACAAATAAAGCCCATTGAACCAACAACCGTTATGAATACATGGCATCCGCAATTTCTGCTTGTAAAGTACGGTAAAGACGTGGACTCATATGAAAAAATATTTAATGATTATGGTGCATCCATTGTACCTATGGCGCATATTGTAAAAACATTGTATTCAAAAAATTCTGCGCAAAGTATATAATGGTAAAGTATGATAATGCCATTTGCACTGGTAAAATGACATTTGAAGAATGTGAACTGGCTATATTGCGCCAAGCAGTTGATGAAAGTGATGAACGCCGAGCCCAAAAAATGATTATGAACGACGATATTAAAAAAATAATTGACATATTGGAAACCTTTTTACGGTCAAAACCTCTAATATGTTATGGAGGAACTGCAATCAACAACATATTGCCCAAATCCGACCAGTTTTATAATCGCGACTTAGAAATACCCGATTATGATTTTTATTCTAAAAACGCGTTAAACGATTGCATTGAATTAGCTAACATATATGCTGATGCTGGATATAAAGACGTGGAGGCAAAAGCGGGAGTGCATCATGGAACTTTTAAAGTGTATGTAAATTTTATTCCTATTGCTGATATAACTGCGTTGCATGAAAGTATATTTGACGAACTGTTAAAAGAATCCATTAAAGTAGCGGGAATAAAATATGCGAGTCCTAACTTTTTGCGAATGAATATGTATTTAGAAATGTCGCGACCTCAAGGCGATGTAACTCGTTGGGAAAAAGTATTTAAGAGACTTGTATTGTTAAACAAGCATTATCCTATTAATTCAAGCGTGTCTTGTGATAAGGTGCCATTTCAAACTCAACTGTCAAAATCGACAATTCAATCCATTACTCCAATTAATGGTGATAAAAATAATAATACTATTGAAGAACAAGTCTCTGATGCTATTAAAAATTCATTGATATCGCTTGGTGCAGTATTTATTGGTGGATATGCATGCAACCTTTATTCGGAATACATGAGTAAAAACCAAAAACGAAAAATAGAGAATTACGCCGATTATGACGCCATTGTTGAAGATATTGACAAGGTGGCGTTAATAGTAAAAGAACAAATTGAGGATATATTACCATCCAATGCAAACATAATGCTCATAAAACACGCTGAAATTAGCGAAATTATTCCACGACATATAGAGATTAAAATTGGCGAAGACAAAGTGGCGGTGCTATATGAACCCATTGCATGTCACAGTTATAATAAAATTAAGGAAGGTAATAATGAAATTAATGTGGCATCTATTGATACATTGTTGAACTTTTATTTGGCGTTTATGTTTTCCAATAAAAAATACTATAATAAAAATAAGATTCTCTGTATGGCAAACTATTTATTTGATGTGCAACAACACAATCGTTTAAGTCAAAAAGGATTGTTGAATCGGTTTAGTATTGATTGTTATGGAAAACAACAGACTCTGGAAGACATTCGTTCAGAGAAGGCTGAAAAATACAAAGAACTGGCGTCGAAACGCGGAACGGTCGAATACGATGATTGGTTTTTGAAATACAATCCCAATGATAAACGGCGTAAACCGTCAAAAACAGCAGTTCATGAAAAAGTGGAAGATGCATTTGTAATGTCGCCGGGTCAAAAACCAAAAACCGCGGTTAAAAGACGTCATAAAAGACGCAATAAAAAAACCCGAAAAGCACCGGCGTTTTTATATTAGGGGAACTACGTTCCCCTATGACCCCTCCTTTAATACAGGGAAGGATTTAAAGGAAACCGTAGGTTTCCTTTAGTTGCAGTCAAACTTCGTGATAAACGTCCATTCACTGGTCTCTGGTGTTTTGGCGTGTAGAACTTTGGCTCCATATAGTTCTTTGACGCGAAACATGATATTGGTGTTATCGATTGTGGTATAAGTTTGCATCTGTTTTTCATATACCATTTCGCCAAGGTCATAGAGAGAAGACTTGGTTTCTTTGTCTGCGATTTGTTTTACGATGCCTTCGATTGACTTGGGAGTGCCAACTACTCTCTCGTAAGCCTCAAATTGTTGCTGGAATATACGACGATTGAACATTTGTTAACTATTTCATAATATTTATGCATTATGAAATATAACAAAAATATATTTCAATTTTGCGAGGGAACCGTGGTTCCCTAGGGCCAACCGAATAACCGTAGGTTTCTTCTATAAAAACGACAACATGTCGTCTGTATTATAAATGGCCTCGATATTATTCATAAAACTGTCAATAATGTAAATATTTTCATCATTGGCTTTGTAATATCCGTAAGCGCGCATGCCCATTGCGTTTTCTGCAAACCGAATATAACTATTTTTAGTGGCAGATTTGATAATCGTGTAAGCATCTCTTGCGTTAGTATAGTGATGACATGAAATACACAAGTCATTTATGTCTGAAAACTTATGATTGGCGATGGCATCTTCGGCCATTTGAATATAATTGCTGTTCAATTGAGTAAGTTCCATATTGTATTAATGTTGTTAGTTGTATAGTAAAAATAAAAATCAATTTTATAAAGGAGGGGTCACGGGCGTAAGCGCCCCCAGCGCAGAAACCATAGGTTCCCCGTAAAATTGAATTTATTATAATAACTAATAACATAAAGCATAATATAAAAATAATGGAATTAGACGACGAATGGGAAAATTTCTTAAATGGTGGCACTACAAATGCTTCACCAATAACAAAACCAACTGACTTGGGTGAAGCGCCCGAATGCGACGACCTTTATATATCAACTAAAACAAAGCTTCTTTATTTAAATCAAACAAATATTGACGTAAGTAATATATTTTGGAATGTACCAATAGTGGAATACTGGAAACCGCTCGAGGGAGTAATTAAAAAGCAAATGAAAGTGGCTTCTAACACAAAAGAAGAGTGTGAAGAAAATACTAAAAAGCTAAAACAAACATATTATTATACTGAAAGTATAATTAAGCAAATTGATAATCCACTTGCAAAAATCGTTAAGTTTAAAGATGAGCGTAAAGTAACAATTGGAATGTCTTCAAAAAATGTATTAAATTATAAAGGCAAAGACAAAGGCGGAGCCATGTTTAATTGCATAGCATTAACGTTTCGATTTATTAATGATTTAAATAAGTATCACGAGATTCACGTAAAAATATTTAATACAGGAAAGCTTGAAATTCCTGGCGTGTTAAATGCGGACTTATTTACTAAAATTCAATATTTTATACTAACAACGTTAAGTCCGTTTTTCGACGAACCGTTGGCATTTAAGGATTTGCCGAGTGAAAATGTGCTTATTAATTCCAATTTTGAATGCCATTATAGTGTGGACCGCGATGCATTAACTACTATTTTAAAAAGCGACAAATATAAAATTGACACGGTTTATGATTCATGCAGTTATCCTGGTGTAAAAAGCAAATATTATTTTAATAATAATATTGGATTTGATATTGTAAAGCAAACAGGCACCGTATTACCAGAGGATTGCCATTTAACTATGGAGGAACTAATTGCATCAAAAAAATATACTAAAGTAAGTTTTATGATATTTCGGACAGGTGGTTGCCTAATTGTTGGAAACTGTAGCGAAGAAATATTAACATTTGTGTATCAGTTTGTGAAAAAACTGCTTACTGACGAATATAAAAATATATGTATGGGTAAAGCCGTGCAAACTGCGCAAGAACCCAAAAAGGCTAAATTGAGAAAACGAAAAATCGTTGTATCAAGTCAATATTTACGCGAGGCACTTGTTGGCATATAACGAAGGGAACCCATGGGTTCAGAGCCGACTACGTCGGCTCCTATGCCCTCCCGGCCTTATATTCGCGAAGCGAATTGGAACCCTCCTTACATAAGGAAGGGGTCTTAGGGGAAACCTTGGTTTCCCTAAGCGATACGTTTAGTAGGAATTTTATTATCAACAACATAAATGGAGTTTTCGGTCATAATAATAAAATCATTGCCCACTTTGAAAATCTTTTGAATGGGACTAGTGTATTCTTCTTCGCTCTTCACCAACAATTTTTCATTATTTTCACGAACACCAATAAGAGCTTTTTTTTCCAAAGAGGCGGTCCAGTAATCCATCATAATGGGTCTGTCCTCGGAAATGGCAATTTTACAAATATTTTGCATAGTTAGGGAATCAGGCATGCGAATAGTTTCTTTGTTGTCAGGAACACTCATTTGTTATATTTATGGAAAACAAAACAATTCAACTTTATATTCTTATTTGAATATATAATAAAGGAAACCAATGGTATTCAGACCTACAGGTACGTCGGTCTTACGCCTTATGATCCTTCCTTTTCTATAAACACATTTCATCTTGGTCAAATACGGGTACAGTACTCTCTCTTAGGAAAAATATGCTTAAAATATATAAA